TGCAGCATCCAGCACCGCTTCCACCTTTGCTTCCACCTCAGGAGCTTTCCGATCCGTATAAAGTTCCACCCTCACCTCACTGATCCGGAAATACACCTGACCATCTGCCGCAAAGTTATCACTGCCCGGCAGCAGGTAACAGATAAACGGCGGCTCCGGGCTTTCCCCCTCTGCAAAATGATCATACGCAAAAGGAATCCCAGTCCCATCAAGAATCCCCACGAAATCTTCTATTGTCATTTCAACGCCGCCTCCACTTCTTTCTCCAGCAGCTGTGCTGCTCTCTCCTCAGCTGGTGCAATATGAGGAAAAGCCCTCGTCCTGCCACCTTTCCTCAGTGCATGACCAAACTCCAACAGATGAGCCAGCTGGTACCTATTTCTGGAATACACCACAATCTCCATTGCATTGGCAGTTTCCTTTGTCGTCTTCGTTGCCCAGCTTTTTGAATACGCACCAGTCTTCACGGGAGCATTGGCCTGAATATCCTTTTTCGCCTGTGCCCCAGCTTTCTTCACCGCCTTCTTCATATCCTCAGAAGCCAACTTCGCATACTCTTCCAGTCCTTCCATAATGACATCCGCCATCTGACTGACCGTACATCTGTCCCCTACCATCCGATCACCTCCGCACTTTCCTGCACGTAAACTTCACGCACTTCTTTTTAAAATTCAGATGATCCACATTCACAATGTCATAAATCTCCCCACGAAACAAAATCCTGTGGGTAACAGACCGGATCCCGGAAACCTTCTCACAGAACCGCACCATCACCGTCATTCCCACATCCTCCACCACAGTCCCGGCAGATTCCATTTCCTTTGAACTGGCAAGTCCCTCGCCGCCGATCGTAGCAAAACAGCAGTAATCCTCAGTCCACTCATTCCGGTGATTTCCAATCCCGTCCTTCACCACAGAACACTTCTGAAAAACCACTTTTTCATTCAACAATCCAACATTCAAAACCCCCACCTCAGAATCCCGGCTTTCTCACTCCAAACAGCAGGCTCCGCAGATCCAGCACCAGCTGATGATGATCCGCATCTTCCCTGTGCTCATACAGATAAGCCACCGCATACTGCACAGCGATCTTCGTCCCCTGCAGTTCCTCAAACTCATCCTCATCAGCAATCCTCGCCACATCCATACAGATCTGCTGTCCCTGCTCGATCAGATCAGAAAGAAGCCTGTCATCGTCCTCAAAATCCACCCGCAGATAATTCTTCATTTCCTTAACCGTCACAATCATGGAACATCACCATCCATCTCTGCCATATAAGAAGCATAATTGCTCCAATAATCTGCTGTCTGGTACGCACTCAGCATCCCCTTTGGCACATAAATCTTACAGTCTTCTGAAATCCCATAAAAGGCATTCACCTGAGCAAGATTCGGCGGCCAGATTGAAAGAAAATAATATCTTTTCATTCCTTTGCAGTTTTCAAATCCATATTTATCAATAAGAGTCACTGTATCTGGAATTACCAGTTCTGTCAGCATACAGCATCCTGAAAACATATACTCTGCAATTTCCGTCAAACCGCTTCTCAGAATTATGTGTTCCAGCATACGGTCATTTCTAAATGCACTTCCAGCAATAGTTTTAACTTTTGGGGAAAGATATACTTCCTTCATAACCAGACATTCATTCAGTGCATATTTACCCACTGACATAACTGAATCTGGAAGTGTAATGCTTTCCAGTGAGTAGCATTCCGAAAATGCATAATCCGGCAATGCATCAATCCCATTCGGAATCGAAACATTTTTCAGGCTACTGCACTGCTCACACAAATATCTCGGAATATATCCCCATCCTCCCCAAATCCCCAAAAATTTCAAACTGTAACAGCATTTTACAATTCCATTTCCAGGCGGCATCTTTGTTTCCGCCAGCACAATCGACTCCAGCTTTGACATACCACAAAAACAATAGGAATCCAACTGATAAACCTTTTTCCCGATTTCAATTTTCCTGACTGCTGACAGGTATTTCATATTTTCCTCTTTGCTTTTCTTTCCTGCTGTAAAAACATAAGACCCTTCATTGTAACCTCCGAAGAAGCTGAGCATATTGTTTTCCTTCGGCAAAAAACGGATTACATACTCTCCCGGTTCCGGATACTGATGTGTCAGGGTAATCCTGTTATATCCTCCGCCAGCAGCTGTTTCCAGCTGGCTTCCATCACCCCAGTCTATTTCCACACCATTGTAGAAAGTCTGTCCAAAAGACACCTGTGGTTCCAGCATATCTTCATCCAGCACTACATAAAACCTTGTAGCTCCATCATCCGTAACATACAATGCCGCCACATTCATTTCCCGATTCGTCGCTTTCAGATCCTCCAGCGTCCAGTTCCATCCCGTACAAATCAGTTTCTCATGAGAAGGCAGATCCGGCAGGTCCTCCATCTCTGCCAGTTCCTCAAGAGAAAAACTGTGCAGCAGCGTCCCGTCATAATCAAAAAAACGAATCGGCAGGGACATATCTGCACCACTGCTGCCGGACGGAATCCTGCTCACCGCATCCGGAATCTCTGACGGCTTCATCAGTTCAGAAGTCCCACCCCTGGCACGTACTGCATCCGCAATGGCAGTCAGTGTTTCTTCTTCCACAAGCACATTTGCCATCAGTACGCCACCTCATTTCCATCAACCAGTTCATCCAGACGCCGCCCCATCTTTTCAACAGCATCCCGGATATCCTTCACCTGTTCCTCTGTCTGGAACTTGCTGTCATTTTCCAGTTCACTGACCTTCGTAGGCACCGGAACACTACTTCCACTGCCAAGTCCCAGTTCCTCAGAAGTCTTATTACCAGTCAGTTCCACGCCATTGATCTGCGGCTTATGGCTCATATTTTCATAATTATTAGAATTAGGAACACTGCTCATGGTTCCCGTCAGCTGCTCCATCACGCCACCTCCACCGTCAGTTTCAAAACCTTATTCGCAATAAAAGTACATCGGTAACCATTGCTCTTATTCAAAGACAGTTCCCATATATACCGCCCCAGTTCCAGATGCTTTGTGTCTTCCTCTGCAAACCGGATCACCTTCTCCTTCACATCTGCTTCAATCCTCACCGCAGGTTCCAGATCTGCCTTATTCCGTTTCGCAGCAAAGACCACAGAATCCCCTTCTTCAAACTGATACTCCGTCCCATCCGGCAGAAATGCCTGGAATGCAAAAGAAGGCGTATCGCCCTTTGTCATCTCAATCTTCATATCCTCATGAACCACCCAGGACATCCCATCACCTCCCACAGATTTTGTCTTTCAACCGGCGAAGATTAAAACAGGGAACAGCTTATGCCATCCCCTGTCGTTTCTGTGTATCAGTCTGCTTTTAGCTTCAGGATCTGCACTGCTTCCGGAAGCACCAGTTTTCCATCTACACGTTCTTTAGCAACAAAACCGATCATTCCGTTTCCGGCAAACAGTTCATTCAGCTGCTTAAAAGATCTGCTTCCACGATCACCAATGTTGTAATAACTGTAATCACCAAAAGAGATACCATCCTTCGGAGCATAACCAGAAGTTTCCACTTTATATCCCAAGATTCTGTCCGGTTCTCCTGCCTGATAAGCCGGCTGCCAGATATACGCCCCGTTATTATCTTTCAACTTTCTCAAAGACGGCATTGTTGCATCATTCATGATAAAAGCAGCTTTCTTACGGTACGGACGTTTCAGTCCATACACCAGATCCAGCATATCATCAGATTTCAATGCCGCAGTCAGTGTATTCAGCAGATGACCGCCGCCAGTACCATCAAAAATACCAGTCGGCTTCCCGGTTCCATTTCCATTCAGGAAAGCATCTTCCTCTGCATTGGCAAGTGCCTTTCCAAACTGGACAATAATGTAATCTTCCAGATTGAATGCATTGTCATAAAGCAGTTCCTCAGTCACCTTGATAGCCACATGAAGTTTGTGTGCATCCAGAATCTTCTGGTCAAACTTCGCGTCCCCAAAAGTCAGCGCACCGCCTTCCTCAATCCAGCTTGCTGCAGGTTTGGCGGCTGCAATGTTGATCTTATGCTCCCCGGAAGTTACGATTCTGGTAGCAAGACGGCGCATGACATTTTCCTCATTCAGCACATCGATCAGTCTTCTGTCATACTCGTCCGGCACCAGATACCCGCCATCGGCATCCACACCCTCCTGCAGGACATTAGAAATCTGACGGAAGTTGCTTCTCAGTGCATTCAGCATGGCCCGGCGGTACTCATCAGAAGCACGTCCTGTCTTTGGCTCCCCCTGACCGCCGGAATAAGGTTTTCCAGTCAGCGGCTGGTTCACCGGCTGATTCAGTTCTTTCTCCCTCTGTTCCGCCTTACGGTGACGGTCAAGCGCTTTCGTCAGATCATCAATCTCAGACTCCATTCTCTCATAAGTAGCAGTGTCCTCCGCAGACAGCACCCCGTTCTCATTCTCATGGGTATCCACAAAATTTTTCGCAGCTTCCCATACCTTTGCTCTCTTCTCCATTAACTCCTGAATCGTCATAGTCAGAATCCTCCTCAGATAAACTTTTTGATAAAATTTAAGCGCTCACGCAGATCATCTGCGGAACGCCCTGTGTCAACACTATTTACTTTTGGTGCAGAAATTCCTGCCTGATCTTTTACCGATTTTCCTGTCTTTCCATAATGCTTTTCCAGCTTATTCATCAGTGAATTATTCACTGCCCGTCTGGAAAACATCACGGAATCAGAAGAACCAGTCCCGTTTTCCGTACGGTTATTTTCTGAACCACCATTTTCGCTATCATCACCCTGTTCCTCTTTCTGAAACAGAATGTCATCCGCAAATCCAAGCTCCACTGCTTTATTCGCATCCATCCATGTTTCTGCATCCATCAGATGGGAAAGTTTCGCCCTGCTCTGTCCCGTTTTCCGTACATAGGCATTAATAATGGATTCCTTCACAGCATCCAGAAGTTCCATAGCCTTTTTCATCTCTGTATGGTCACCCCATGCAATAGTTGCCGGATTATGGATCATCATCATGCTCACCGGACTCATCCACACCTCAGTCCCTGCCATTGCAATGACAGAAGCCGCAGATGCTGCAAGCCCGTCAATCTTCACCGTAACCTTTCCCGGATACTCCGACAGCATATTAAAAATCTGTGCCGCCGCAACGCAGTCCCCGCCCGGACTATTGATCCACAGGGTAATATCTCCCGTTCCGGCATTCAGCTCATCCTTAAAAAGAGCCGGTGTGACATCATCGTCAAACCAGCTCTCCTCAGCAATTACCCCGTTCATGAACAGGATCCGTTCCTCCGTTTCCTGTCCGTTTTCCTGATTTACTACTCTCTTTTTCCAGTTCCAAAATTTCTTCACTGGCATCCTTCCCCTTTCCGGATCCGGCAAAGATACCCGCATCCTGTAATTTCGTCATATTTCCATTGATCAGATACAGATCCCCGCCAAATTCCTCTGGAATCCGGTCCATATTTTCCAATTCCCGGATATCATTGGCACTCATCCATCCGTTCTGCCTTGCTGTGGCATAACCATTCATTCTGGACTGATAATCCCCTCGGAGCAGTCCGTCCACATTGAACTTAAAGAAATATTTCTTCTTTTCCTCACCGCTCAGCAAAGCCCGGACCATTGCCTGCTCCCATCTGGCAACCCAGGGATCCAGCGTGTACTTCACAAATTCCAGAGACTGCTGCTCAATATTGCTGAAACTGGACTTTTCCAGATCTCCAACCATGTGAGGCGGCACCCTGAAAATCCTTGCGATCTCATCAATCTGAAACTTCCTCGTTTCCAGGAACTGTGCCTCATTCGGTGCAATGGAAATTGGTGTGTACTTCATTCCCTCTTCCAGCACTGCAACCTTATTGGCATTATTGCTTCCCCCAAAAGTAGACTGCCAGCTCTCACGCACTCTGCCCGGATCCTTCAACGTCCCCGGATACTCCAGCACCCCGGACGGAGCCGCACCATTCGCATAGAACTTACTCCCATACTCTTCTGCGGCAATGGCAAGTCCGATTGCATTCTTTGCCATAGCAATAGGCGAATACCCAACCAGACCATCAAACCCAAGACCTGGAATATGCAGCACATCCGCCGGATGAAGCCGCACAATCTTCCCGTTTGCTTTCGGATCCGTCCCAGTCCTGCCATCCACATCATCCCCGTCATAAACCAGATACTCATAATAAAGCCGCCCATGCTCATCCCGGTTCACAGTCATTCTGTCAGGCATCAGCGGATAAAGTGCCACAATCTCACCCTTCCCATTCCGGATGATCTGACTGTATGCATTCCCCCACAAGAGCAAATGCGTCATCAAAGTCTCCCTGAACACAAAAGAAGTCATCTCCGGATTCGGCTCATCATGAAGCAAAAAATAAAGCGGGTGATCCACCGCCTTTTCCTTACCACCACTATCGTTATACCTGTAAAACTGCAATGGCAGGCTCGCCACTGCCTCCGAAAGAATCCTCACACAAGAATACACCGCAGTCATCTGCATGGCACTCCGTGCATTCACCCTTTTTCCGGCAGCCGTACTCCCCATAAAAAATCCATACCCACTGCCAGCTGTACTGTTAGAAGGAGCATCCCTTCCCCGGAACAGCTTCCCAAACAACCGCATTTTCATCATCCTTTCAAAAAAGAGCATAAGAAAAGCACCTATCATTACGATAGATGCCATTCCCAATATAATTTATTTCCTGCACAATGCCCGGATCGCCTTGTCTGCAAACACTGCAGTTCCTTTTCCCCCGACTTTGTCAATATTAGTTGTAAACTCCCCGCCGCCTGCGTACATAGAGCCAAGTCCCAGCAGAATCTCATCTGTACATTTATAAAAATGTTCCGTAATAAAATCCTGCAGTTTCTTAG